AATCTCTCATAGATTATACTATAGATAATATCATTACTCATTTTCATAATGTAAAAAGTGAGCTTTTCATACCGAAACCAGTTCCTATAATAGTTTCCGGCGGGACTTCATTGGCTAATGGATTTTTGGAGAAATTTAAGGAACGATTTAAACTTCATTCAGGAAAGTTCCCGTTTCAAGTTTCAGATATAAGGGCTGCTGCTGACCCTATGACAGCTGTGTCTACCGGACTGTTATTATTGAGTCAGATGGATTGATTGATACCTGTTTAATGCGGAATACTTAATATGGACAATTATTTTCGTGGCGTTCCTGTTGGAAAGATAATCACGACTGTTGAAGACGTTATATCTCATAACGCTTCTGTTGGTATACTTTCTCCCTCAGGTCAACCGACTAATCAAGTCGATCCTCCTTCGCTCCCTTTAGCCCCAGAGCCTCCCCAAAATACTGGGGGTTCTCAGGAAGAAATTCCTGCTGTGGAAGCTTCTGAACCTGTGGAAGCTTCTGAACCTGTGGAAGCTTCTGAACCTGATGCATCAGATTCTCCAAAGCGTCGTCGTCGATAACGAAGGCGTGATGTGCAATATTCTTGGCTCAGTTCACCTATTAAGAAGAAGCTCATACATGAGCTTCGTTCAATATTAGAGAGTCACCCCAGATACCGGGGTGACGCTCAAAACGTTCAAAATAAATTCGCCTTTACCGAAAGGCCTCAACGTGGGATTATACTAAATAATACTTCTGCAGATCGAGTTAGACTATCTGCAGATAACTATATCGGTTGTCTTTCTTCATTTTGTATGCTTGCTTATTACACGGATTTTCCTGGGACTACTATTGAGTGGGTTCGGGAAAATTCGGATTTGCTTTATAAGATTTCCCCAAAAAGGAACATTTTTCCTAGTCATCCTGGCGTATATAATATATCAATAACTGAAGTTCCGGATGAAGCTCATAATATTCCTGGGAAATTTGTTATAACTCCTCTTTTGACCATTACTAATGAACCACTGATTGTTTTTTCTAGTTCAGGTGATTTTGATGCCCAGCTTTCTCATGAAAATATCTATCCAGGGTCCGTTAGGCTTTGGTTAGATCAAAGAATAGCTCTTCTAGAAGGTGTAGACTTTATTGTTGAAAATACGACCGGATATGTAACGTTTTTAAAACCAACTCCTACTGGGTATTCAGTTTCTGCTGATTATCGATTCATAATCCCGGATCAAGGTCCACTTGATTTTAAATCAGAAGAATTTGATGCTACTTCAATTCCTGGAGTCGTTATAGCATTTGGTGATCGGGCTCAAAAAGGAGACCGGTTATCTATTGTTGTGACTGACGAAAGAGTTGATACTGCCTCAATTTATGGCGGGAAATTTGAAATCAATACTGAACTTATAGTTTTTACTCGGGACGCTGAAGACCGAGAAAAAATGAGCGATTATGTGATAATTAAAATGCTTGAGCGCCAAAATGATCTCGGATTTTTAGGCACAGAACTTCTCGATATTTCCCCAGGGGGTGAGAGCGAAGAAGTTTACAATGAAGCCACTGACGATTATTTTTATGATAGCACAATCTCGCTTTCTCTTCGGGTAGACTGGGAGTCATACATTCCTCTCCCGATCGAAGTCGAAGCTATCCGTATGACATCTAAATCAGCAGAACAAGAAACTGGTTATTTGGATGGAACATTCCCATACGATTTATTGAAAATCGGTTCTCCTGTGGAAGTTGCAGGGGTGAATACTATTATCGGTCGGAATATCGGATATGAGCGAACTCGTTAGAAATTTTGTGACATAGTTCGATTCCATTAGATCTCTTTAGTATAGTTTATCGTGCCTGTATTTGAATACACATGCAAAAATTGCGATGTTGGTTTCGAAGAAATTTTAGTTAATTCAGAAGATATTAAAAATTTTTTCGAAAAGCATAAATGTCCTGTTTGCAATAAATGGGCGAAAAGACAACCAGTTTCCGCAGTGAATTTTACTTTTAAGTCCTCTACACCTGGAAACTCAGGGTCTCATGATTTGGATTATCCGACCTTAGATAAGGCTGTCGGAAGATCTTCTGAGAAAAAATGGGGAAAAATTAATGATAGAAAAGCTGCCCGAGACAAAGTAAGAAAAGAATCTGGTACCAATTCTATAACTCAAATCGGTAATAAAATGATGCCGACTTCTCCTGAAAAATTGGCAGTACGTCAAAAAGCTTTCGAAACTTTAAGAGAAGTTTCGAAAAAGTCTTAGATATTAATAAATCAGCCTAGTCTCATTGGTGAGGCTTCTATGATTTGAGTCCATTGAGCCCTTCCGGTCTCAAGAAACTCATACATAGATTTGTTTTGCGGATTTTTTAGTACATAGACCAAGACGTAGACCTTCTAGATTAGGAAGGGAATCAGGAAAATGGGAATCGGACCTTTCACCACATACGCACCTCCTGGAGTTTACACGAGCACCTTAGTTGAACCGGCCGTCGGTCAACTTTTAGGTGGTCTTCGTATACCTGTACTAATTGGCACAGGCCAAGAATCTATGTCTCAGGACAATTATGAAATTGTCCGTGGGTCTAGCAGCGTATCCGATACTCCGATCTTCGGAGAAGACGTCGCTGCCCGCTGGGTTGTTAGTGGTACTAACACCAACCCGGTCCTTGGTAACCAAACCGGGGATCTTTTCAAGTTCCGAGTTCGGAACTATCCGATCGTAGATGGGACTGGCATCGGGCGGACTGCCTTTGACGCTAACCGCGTTGCAGTTTCTGTCAATGGCCAACCTGTATCTGTTTCTGGTGTTGATGGCACTAACGGCATCGTCTCTCTTTTAATTGCTCCTGAGCCTACTGATATTGTTACAGTTAATTATTATTTCCACCGTAAAGATACCAGAATCACCGATGACGTCTCGATTCAGGTGACGCTCGGATCTGCCGTTCTGATTGTTCCGAGAGTAGAGACATATGTCATAGTTACTGGTGTTAACGACACATTAATCGTTAATGTCAATGATTCGGCCAGTTCTTCGACGATCGTTTTCCCGGCGGCTACATATACCGCTGCTTCAGCGGCTAATGCTATTAATATAGCGGCCATTCCGGGTCTCACAGCCTCGGTCCATGTTGATAATCAGGCCTTGAATCACGTTCAGCTCGTTGCTCAAGGAAACGTTCTGATTGGTTCAGGAAACGCCAACGGAACCTTCGGACTCAATCCGGGCGCATATACGAATAGAAATCGTAGTTTCCGAGTATTCAACGGTCCGATCGTTGACGGGTCTGATGGTGGCATTACGACCACTGATCCTTCGAAGGTCGTGGTTATGGTTAATGGCACTCAGGTTCTCGCTTCGGCGGTGGACGGTGCCAATCGTTTAGTGACTCTTTCGTCTGCTCCTTTTAATGCAGCGATAGTTACTATTCAATACTACTTCAACACATACCAAGATACTTTCGATTATCTCCCGAATTCAAATATCGTTTCGACCGGGAATGTCGGCATATCCCCCGGCCGTCGGGACTATCTGAACGGCCCCGATTTCATCGTCATAAACCAAGGCGATCAGTCCATAATTCAGTGGGGTACCGCCTTCCAGGTTCAGCCGGGAACGAGAACCGGAACCACGTTTTTCGATGGAACCCAAGTTCTTGGGTTACTTGTCGATGATCGCATATTTGCGATAGAGTGTGCTCGGTTTACTAATCCGACTACAAATTCGATCGAGACGAATGTTTGGACGCTTCCGCTCCAGCCTACGACCGGAAATGGGCGTGATACGCCTCTTTCAACTTCTGTATTCAATGCCATAACGAATGGCAGAATTGATCTTCCAACCGATCAGCCTGAACTGGTTACTGCTTATGTTGGAAAAACGGTCCGCGACGCTCTCGGGCGTCCTCCGGTCACCGTTCTTGCGGTTGATTCTGTGACCAATAATATAACTCTTAAAGATCCGGTTCCAGCGGATTATAGAGTTTACGCAACATTCTGGTACAATCGTATTCAGGATGACACTTATACCCTGACGGTCATCAACGCTGGTTCTACTGGTGTTGGTACGTATAACGTCGCATCCCAAGCTCAGGGTCGTAATCTTCTGAGTATGAGATTCGGAACGAAGACGGCTCTTCCCCAATCGGTTAATTTCCCGAGTGGTTCAGAACTCAATCCCGACGCGATTCAATTCGGTGGGAACCCGGTTTCTGAAACTGCGACTATTACTTTCACGTTGCAACCGGCGACTCACGCTTCGTTCACCAATGCGAACGCGGAGCCGTACGATCTGTTTGCCCCAGGGTCGAACATTTTCGGGAGCGTCATTATTGACGGTGTTCCGATCAGCGTGAACATGTCTACGGCTTATCCGGCAACTCTCGCCGGTCAGCCGGTGTTTACTCCGGCAACTCTCGTTTTCGCGGCGACGGATCGTCTCGTTCTTGAAGTTGATGGTGTTTCGCTCAGCCCAATCGATGTGAGCGCTCTCACTACGCTCTCGGCTGTTGCGAACTCGGTCAATGAACAGACTGTTATCGATCTCGCAAATGAGCTGAAGGCGGATTATAACTCTCATATTGCATCTACGACATATCATCTTGCAGCGGACGTCGCTAACCCGGTTACATCTCCTGATGCAACCTCACTTGCATCTGCTATTACTCTCATAAACGAGATGCAGGGTGACTACAACGCCCACAGAGTCAGCGTAGTTTTCCATCCAAACGCTGATATAATTAACGTATCGGCGGCGGCTGCAGCTGTCGATCTTCCGACTGCCGTCACACTCGCTAATGAACTGAAGACCGTATTTAACTCTCATCGCGTTCAGTTCAATACAACGAACGGAAACGTTCATGTTATTGATGATACAGTGAACGTTGTTTCCACTCCCAATTCTGGTGGAGTGGCAACAGTTATCACTTACGGAACCGAACAGGTTCTGGGTCTTCAGAGCACGAAGACTCCAGCAGCAGCACCTTCTGGATTGAATGATCTTTCTAGAACCAAGGTTTTGATCCCGGTTCTTTCGGGCCAAACTGACGCGGCGTCTAAAATCGGCCTCCAGTCCAATTTGGAAGCCACTGGGTCTTACAACTCGATCAATCAGCCTGGATTCCAAGTTAGTGGAAACGCCGGACCATTCAATATTTCAGCATCGGTTACTGATCAGTTTAGGTTCAATATTGACGGAACTGATTTTACTTCAATTCTTCCGTCAGGATCAACGACTTCAACTACAGCAGTCGCCAACGCCATCAACGGAACCATAGCTTCAGCGGCCGACATAGCAACCGCTACAGCTACGCTCGTTACTCTTGCAAACGATATCAAGACTCAGTTTAACCTTCACATACCGTCTGTTGTTTTCCACACGATTGCTGACGTCGTTAATACCATAACGTCTCCTGCTGCAACAGATCTCCCGACGTCCATAACGCTTTTGAATGAAGCAAGACTGCGCCATAACGCTCATCGGGTTACTGGCGCTTTCCATCCAGCTCCGGATACGATAAACGCTGTTCTTGCGTCTAACGCAACGAATCTTGGAACAGCGATTACTCTCGCCAATGAGATTAAGGCTGAGTTTAATCGTCATCGGCTTCAGACTATCGGTGCTGTCAATGTTCACGTGGCTGATGACGCCGTAAACGTTGTTGCGGCAGTGGATGTGCTTTTTGCAAATCCTGCGGCCTTCGCAGGAACGTTGACCGGTCAGTATGCAGGTAAGCTCCTCCTCCGTTCCTTCGTCAATACTGTTCAGTCGGTTGTGACTACTCAGGACGGAACGGCAAACTCAGTTCTTGGATTCTCGAGTTTTGTAGACGCTTTCCGTGACCAGCCTACGGCTTCGGATATCGCGTCGGCTTTGGATGCGAATACGACATTCTTCGGAGCAGTACCGGTTCTCCCTGCGGTTCTTCGGACTAGTTCCAAGAGCATTGCATGGGCGATATCCGTAGCTGGTCTTGGAATGTTCCTCCAGATTAACTCGGATACTGCCGGTTCGACGTCAACGATTTCGTTTGCTTCTGTTGCAAACACGGCGTTCATTCCGGATACTGGGATCGGAATTACTCCAGGAATCTCCGGAGATACTGGAGAAGCCACTCACTCGGGCTTCACGGTCACTTCGTCGGACTTGATTAACGGTTCTAGTGGAACTGGTTTCCCAGGCCAGACTTACACGGACGCCCGTACCGGTCTTCGATTCACCATTCTTCCTGCTACGAGCGGAGATTACGCGATCGGTGGGAGTTTCACTCTCCTCATAGGATCGACTTTCACCTGCGACGCGTCAATTCCGACTCGCCAAGTTCCGGGTATTGAGACTACGGTTCTGAATACGAACGGTATGGCCGCTGGTACTACGGCGTTCTTGTCCACATACCTCAGGACTGGCAATGAGCCTAGGAACGGGGATGTTTACTACATCTCATATCAGTTCGCGAAGACTGATATTTCTACGGCTCTTTTCCGGGATCTCAAGAGGATTCAACAGAACTTCGGACCTCCGACGCCTGAATTCCCTCTGAGTTTGGCTGCTCGTTTGGCTCTTTTGAACGGTGCCGTTCTCGTTGGAATTCGTCAGGTTCTTCGGGCTCCGAATTCTTCCCAGGCTTCTCTGCAATCATATGTCGAAGCGATTGATGATCAGCAGAAACCGATTGCTGGGAACATTAAACCGGAT